CTTACACACAATTTCTTGTTTGAACTTAATGGAAAATTCATCTTTATCCATCAATGAGTTATATTCACCTCTTTGTGTTTCATTGTAAGCACAATCATTTACATATGTTTCAAGTATGTTAGAAAATTCAAGAACCATGTCAATTTTTTGTTGTTCTTCTAGATTATACCAACCTTCTTTTGATACACCTTGGTCTAAGAAGAACTGTTGACACATAACAAAAACTGAGTCAGTGTCAATATACGCTACATAGTCATTAGTAGAATTAACATGACTTCCGTTCTCTTCACATATTGATTTAAGTTTCTCTATAAATTCTACCATCTTTGGTTCAACGGATGGATTATTTAGTATACGATTTACATACTTTTGTCCGTCAATAATGGCCCTACGTCCACATGACGTAATTGCTTCTGATATATTAACATTAAAATACCTTGAGTAAGGAACACCTGTAACACCATAAGCAGAGTTAAGAACAATTTTTAATGCCCATTGAAGAGCATAAAGGTTCGCTGCCTTAATTTCATGTTCTTTCTTGTTTTCTGGGTTTCTGGCCCTACTAGCTTTCACTTTAGACTCGTTCTCTAACTTACGAACAGCCACACGTTTCTTGTATGTCTCTTGTTCTACCAGTGAGAAATGACCACGTTTGTTTTGTAGAAACATACTACCACAAGGAGACACACATATAAGACCTCTCTCTAGTGCTTTGTTAAAAGTCTCTAATCTTTTACCATCTATGATACTTGTTTTATCGTCTTTCATTAACTTAAACTTCGGAAATTTACGTTTTTTTGTAAATTCTGTTATCGGAGTTTCTAACTTAGCAACTTCTTCAATATCCAATTCATCCCTTCCATGAATCATGTCTATCATTCTACCATGTTCATCTTCATACTCAATTAAACGTCCATAATAGGTTTCTGGCGACATATTAAGGGTGATGATAGCTGTAGGGTAGGATGATGCTATATCAAGGTCTACAACCCAATCATATTGTCCTCTGTTCGGTTCTTTGACAAATGCAGCAGGAAACCATGTCTGATTTCCTCCTGATAAACGAGGAGCACACAGATTATTTCTTCTATAGTGTGTTAACATAAGACCTTCTACCAACTGAGTGGCGGATGTATAAGATTCCATTTGACATCTACACAGAAGAGCAAGGTTCTGGGCAAGACGAATATACCCTAACTTATCTTCAAGTTCTTCTATTCTTTTGTCATCAACAGCATTATAATCAACATATAAATCCCAATCTTCAAAATATAATGTTTTCAGGTCGTTGTACTGTGAATAATCAAGTTTACCAATATTCAATTCAAGGCGACAAATCGTATCAAGTTTGTAGTTTTCTGGATTTTTTGGTGAATACCATTTATACAAAGCATAGTAATCTAATACAGAAACACCCGCTATATCAACATTCATTGCTCCCGATTCATTATCATCCCAACATCTTACAACACTTATAGGTGATAACTTTTTATAGACATCAGATTTGACACCAAAAAGATTTTTTGACCTGTTAACCAAGTAAGGTATGTCGAAGCCACCCCTTTTATTCATTTTGTTGTTCGGTACGATATTCCAACCAGTTACAACGTCAGGTGGATTTCTATGCCACCATTCAAAGAAATCAGTCAACATTTCACTTTCTGTTCTGAAATATTTGAAATCTATGTTCTCCCCATTCTTGCCGTTATATTCTTTTGTACCCCATGTGATATTACAGACACCACCAAATCCACGCACGTTAATGAGAACGATTGGATGGGCTGCCTCTGTTGCCTTTGGAAAACCTACCTCAGAATGTACTTCGATATCAATTGAATATATTTTCAATTTTGGTGCCTGAATTTCTTCATCAGGAACTACATTGTATTTTTCTACAAGGAATTGAATTTCTTTGGGTACTTCATTTTCATATATTTTATCTTTGTTTTTTCTTTGGTAGGAGGAATAGTCATCAAATGTACCAAATCTCTTTCTGGATGTTTTTATCCCATCAATGGTAAACGTATTCCCATTCTCGTTTGGTTCGTATATATATGGAACCCAATTTACAATAGAATATTCATCTTTTCCATCTACTTGTTCCCATAGAAACATTCTACTTCGTTTTGGGTCGTAAAAACAGTTTTTATAAATATCAATCACCTCTCATACAAATTATGATACCCACGTATTATATCAACGTGGGTATCTAATGTAAATATTCGGTTTTAGTGATTATTTATCCTTTTGGGGCCTCTTCTTGAGAATCCCCCATACCTTTTTTCTTGTTTTTTAATTTTCTGCTATTGAATGTTTTGGCTTTTCTTGTATTTGTCAGTTCATTGTCGGCGACTGCCATTTTTGTATTGTCACCAACCTCTTTTATATATTTCTCAACCAATTCATCAATTTTCATTGTTAACCCCATAAAACCCATTTATTTATAATATCTTCTACTAGTTCCCCTTCCCATATGTTACCTCTATTAAACATATCATTCCATGTTTTATCTGATATGTGCATCCTCTTTGAAGATGCTGTTGAAGGTTTACCATTCATCTGTCCCTGTTTCCATCTTACATCAATGGATATATCCATGATAGGAGTTTCGCCCTTCTTCACATATAATACAAATTTGTAACCAGAACTTGAAGTATCAGTATCAAAATCAAATTTTAATAATTTATCAGCAAATAGTTCCAAATCTTCGTTGGAGGGTATATACATTATGTCTTTTCCACTGTTTGCAACTAACCAAATAGGATGTTGACCGGAACTCATTTGTACCTTAAATAATTCTTTCAAATTTTCTCTTATTTTTTGTTCATGTGATTTTACAATGTCAGTAAGAATTAACTCTAATGCTTTATTTCTAGAATCAATCCAAAACCCATTTCCTTTGCCGGGATTTTCACCATAAATATTGCCGTAATACTTAGAAGCAACGACTTTCAGTTTGTTTGATGGTAATTTTTTGCCATTAAATTCTCTTACAAATTCATCCAAATCATCTTCTGGTATATTAGTTTTTTGGTAATTGTTCCATGTGTTATATTTACTCATATCTGCATATTCACCTGCTTTTTCCAAACCTTCTTGTGATAAAACACTCAACCAGATTTCAGTAAGACTATCCCAATTTCTGATATATTTTCCATCAAACATCAATGTCAATAGGTTTTTTTCATCAAACACACCTTCAAATATAATATTTGAAAATACATTAACACCCATATTCTTTAATTGACCTTTACCTTTCTTCAAAGATATAGGTATTTTCTTTCTATTCTTATCTATAACTACTATATCAGAAGAACCAAATTCAGAAGAATCATTTGTTGGACCTGTCCACATTACAGCAGATGGTTTACCAAATATCTTTCCAATTTTTGTTCCAATTTTACGAGCATCATCTAATGTTAATAGGTCTTTTTTTGTAAGTTCATCTATAACAGACAGATAATTATCAAATGGTAGTTTTGTTAGTGAACTGTTAACGGGGTATATATTATATTTTGATACTTCATGTACAAAATCCATCATTGTAGATACTTTTGCTTTTGGGTCAAATGAAAATAATGCAACACCAACTTCATGTAATATAGTTGTCGATGTGGTTTTAGTTTCATTTATCAAATACTTCTCTAATCGCATTAAAATACTCCCTTGATATCATCTAAGGAGTATTTATATATTTTAACGTCCAACATTGTCTAGATATTTCTCTTTAACTTCCTCCCATGTCATTTTACAAAGGTCATCGTAAAACAGATTTTCCATGTTGGTCTTCTCTTCTTTCTTCAACTTATCTATTCTCTTTTTTGCATACTTTTCTTTCCATAGTTTTGATAACGCTTCTACACTATTGTCAAATTTCTTTTTGCCTGGGTCATCAACCTCACGTCTTAGAAATTCGTTTGTTTTCTCGTACAAAGGAGCCCAATATACACCCCTTGGAGCATTATTCTTAGGCGCTCTTATCTTCAAGTCCTTGAATACTCTCTGCATTATTTTTGTTTTTGGATGTGAAGGTATAGAACAACCTTTTCCATCAGAATTCTTTGGTTTGACATATGAGTTATAATCTTCTGGAAAGGCTTCTTTACAATAATTCTTTAATAATTCATATGTTGCTTCTGATGGTTCCATCGCTATTTCCCCATTAGAAGATTTACACTTTTTCCAATACTTTAAATTATTGTACTGTGAGAAACCACCATATAGTGAAGTTGTTGTTACACCCACAAGTTTTTCTTTGTATTTTTGATTCCAAGCATTTTCAATAGTATCACTTAGAACCATTAGACTGACTAGTTTTCCACCTAAGTAATTATAACCTAATGGTTGTGTAGGAACAATAGAAGAACCCATTGCTGTATGTTTTAACATACCATGAGTTAGCTTATCCTCTTTGTCCCATTTTATAACCTCATCTCTACCGCCAATAGCAATAAAATCAGAACCTAGTGATATTGTTCCTAGATATTTGTAGTCACGTTCTAATATAGCATCGTCACCAAAGTTAATAAGCCCTTGTTGTCTTTCTTTTGGTCCGTTATCATGAACTACATAGAATCTCAAGTTTCTGCCGGGATTCTGATTCCATGAAGCAGTAGATGTGAACATCCTGAGTATACGCCAAGTCAATAATTTTTCAGGGTCTTCTGCCCATATAACTTTTATATTCAGATTTTCAAAATCGTCCAACGATTCTGGTTTCCATAAGTTACTCTTTATTTCTTGGATTTTTTCAGTTTCTTTTTCAGACCAAGAAGCTCTTGATAACTCAAGCCATTTTCTGTATAAAGTATACTCAGGTATACTCATTTCTGTTAAAAATTTAAAATTTTCTTCTATTTCCTTCTTTACATAATCTCTATTCACCAAGACCTATCCCGACCAGCGTGCGAATTAAATTCTTCCCTTGATATATCAACAACTTCTACGTATATACTATTACCTTTCTCTTGATAATCAATGAAGTTAACAAACTCTCTCATAAGAGCATGGTCTGTTTCTCTATAATAAAAAGGGCCGCCATCATATTCTGAAATTTTGTATACTAACATTCTACTATATTACCAACGATTAACATCAATGTAAACCGTTGTTTATCTCATTTTATTAAAGTTCTTCCACCAAAGAAGGGTTGTACAATAAATTCTCAGTGCCTTCCACAACATCATACCTACCGTTTTCAGAAAAATGTTCACCTTTTTCTGAAAAAATAGCACTTGACATTGGATATCCTTGTGGATTGCAGACTATCCTTGTTTTCTTTAAATCTTCGTACTCTTTGTCATCGTTTTTTTCACTAACGATATAATTGAATGGTGAGTGTGTATGACCATGAATCCACAATTCAGGGTTATATTTTTCTATTAATCCTTCCCATCTGTTACCAAAACATACGTTTAAAGGACTGCCAGAGAACTGTGGCGATAATGACCTTGGATGGGGATAGTGATGGGTCACTACACATATTTTCATTTCAGGGAAAAGATTTCTTATCATTTCC